AAGTCAGATGAGGCACAAGTTGGTGATGTAGATGTTGAGGTATTAGACGGATTTCAAGTGTTTGCAGACCCGACAGCAAAAGAATGGGACAAAGTAAATTGGATAATCTATGCTTATATGGCAAATGTAGAAGATTTAAAAAATACTTACCCAGATGTTAAAGATGATATTGAACAATACGGACAATCAGAAATTGATAGCAATAGACAATTATATAAAAGAAATTCAGACACAGGCGACGATAACGAGAGCCACAAAAATATGGCTCTTGTATTAGAATATTGGGAAAGACCTAATGTTCATAATAAAAAAGGCAAAAAGGTTGTAGTTATAAATAAAAAGATTATAGCCGAGAATGTAGATAATCCTTATGCAGATTTAGGATATTTATATTCTTTGCCGTTTATTCCTTTCTTTTGGGATAAAACACCAGACAAATTTGATGGCAATTCGGCATTAGCAGACCAAATACCTATTCAAAAAGAAATAAATATGTTTGCTTCATTAATTGCTGTAAATGCTAAAATGACAGCAATGATAAAAATAGGAGTGCCAAAAGGTAGTGTTAAAGAAAGTGATTGGAATAATTTGCCAGGAGTTTTTGAATATAATAACCTTAATGGTGGTGTGCCGATAACAGTAGGCGGTCAACCAATGCCTTCTTATGTTCAAACACATTTATCAACATTACAAGGTATGGTTCAAGATTTAGCAGGTAATCACGAGGTTTCATTAGGACAATTGCCTGAAAGAGGTTCACATATGACCACACCTGTTATGAAAATGTTAGTTGATAGTGAGGCAGTTAGACACGCACCAAATATGAGAAGATTGAAATCAAGTTTAAAACATTTAGCAAATATGATAATTAGATTGATGAAGAAATATTATAAAGAGCCAAGATATAAATTAATATTTGGTGATGGTGGCTATGAACTTAAAAGATTTTTAGGTTCTGATTTGAAAGGTGAATATACAATCCACTTACAAACTACATCAATGATTAACAATTCATCTGCAACAAAGATAGAAAATGCTTTGAATTTGTGGGATAGAGGAATACCACAAGCAGCAGCACAAGGCGATAAGTCGGCAAGAAAAATGCTTGAAGTGTTAGAATTTGGAACAGTAGAAGACTTGAACGCAAATGATAGAGAACAAAGACAAAGAGCCGAGTGGTTCTTGCAACAAATTTTAGACAACGGCGAAGTCCCGCAAATATATGACGCAGATGACCACGAGATACATTTGGAAGTGTTAGGAAATTATATAATTAGTAGGGATTTTCAAGATTTAGAACAAAGTTATCAGGAAGTAATCTTACAAGCATATGATATTCACAAGAAAATGCTTGAAGAGAAAAATAAACCACCACAGCAGGAAGGAATGCCTGCACCACCACCTATGAACGATGAGCAACAGGCTATGGCTATGGGTGGAATGGGTGGCGCTCCACCTGCAATGTGAGGGGAAAAATGAAGATAACCCCCGAAGACAAGCGATTTAGCCCTTCGGACAAGGTTAGGAGGATATTATGAGTGATGTTATTGAAGGTATTAGGGAAAAGTTAAAAGCCGAGCCTGAAAGTTCGGCAAGTGTTGGCTCACAATCAGCCGATACAAATACTGCACCATCAGCGGATAGTGGCATAAATGCTGCACCAAGCAACGATGATGTAGTAAAAGTTGATGCTGGTAATGTGAATAACCAACCTATTGAAGACAAAACACTTGAACCTAAACCACAAGAGACGAAAAAACAAGAGCCTATGACTTTTGAGGAAAGGCTCAATGAAAAAGTTAAGGTATTTTATGGAGGTAAAGAACAAGAATTTACTTTGAAAGAAGTAATGGACAACCCCGAGTTGTTTAATGAATGGAAGAATGGCGGATTAAGGCACGCTGATTATACTAAAAAAACACAAGAATTGGCTGCTCAACGCAAGGTTATTGAACAAACTCAACAACAGTTGAATAATTTGTTAAATGACCCTAATGCATTAATTGGGTATGCTCAACAGGCTGGTGTTGATTTAGGTCAGTTTATTAATCAGCAATACCAAAATCCGAACACATTTCATCAAACAGAAACAGGGGAAGTGCCGTTTGAGCCTATTCAAATTGACGAGGAAGATGCTGAACTCTTAACTGATTATGAAAAACAATTAGTTGATAAGTATAATCAAATGGCAGAGGCTAATGCAATGATGTTGCAAAAGTTAAAGCAATTTGAGAGGGCTTATGAAAATCAATTAATTGAGACAAGAACGCAACAATTGAAGTCAAAATATAATCAGTTGGCAGAAGAGTTTAAAGTGCCTAAAACGGCAGAGCATATTGTCTTGTCAATTTATGATACAGGTCGCAGAACTTTTGGCGATGTTTACACAATGGAACACGCTTTTTATGATTACTTGCAAGGGGTTGGTGGCAAACCATCAGTGGATAATCCTGATGAAATATCAGATGATATTAAAAGCAAGATTATTCAAGATTATTTGGCAAGTAAAAGTAAAGATAAACAAGAGAATTCTGCACCTAAACAGGCAGCGGCAGTTAAAGATTTACCTGATAAAAAACCTAAAACATTAAGCGATATAAGGAGTATGCTAAAACAAAAATTTGGTGTTTAAGGAGATTTAAAAATGGCAACAGAAACAATTTCACAAATTTATGATATTTTGAATGACGATATAGTCAATGAGGTTTTTAATCAGTTTTTTCACGAGGCATTGTTATTGCCTTACATTAAGAAAAAAACTACAAAAGGAAGACAAATCCTGTTAAAACACAGACTTGCAGGAAATCACGGGTCAGGATTTAGGTCAGAAAGGGCAACATTACCAACTGCAAAAGCAAGATATTTTGAAGAGACTTCACTCTCAACAAAATATTGGTATGCTGCCGTATCAATCACAGGACAGGAAATTTACGAGACCGAAGGTAAGGGAGCAATGATTGATGTTGTTATGGACGCTTTGGAAGATACATACAACAACGGATTGCTTGACCTCAACAGAGTTCTTTGGGGTGATGGTTCAGGTAGAATAGCACAAGTAAATGGAACACCTGTTTATGACGGTTCAACTTACACTACAATCACATTTGATAATGGTTCACCATTTCATTTCTTTGAAAGAATGGATGTAACTTTTGGCACATCTTCAACTGCTTATGAGATTGTAGAGGTTGATATTGAAAATAAAACAATCAAAGTTGAAGGTGATTTATCAACTACGGTATTAGATAATGATTGGATTTACAAATCTGGTGCTTATGCTGCAAGTCTTGATACAGAAGCAATGGGATTAAAAGGGCATATATCTGCTTCAAATCCTCCTTCTGGAACTTATCAAGGAAAAGATAGAACCGCAACTGGTTGGACTTGGCTACAAGCCTATGAAAAAGATATGGCTGGTGCTGCAATATCTTCATTAGCATTGACACAATTTATTGACCAAATAAGAAGCAGAGGCGGTGTTTATCCAACTCATTTATTCACAGAAATGGGTGTAAGAAATTCTTATGTCTTGTTATTACAATCAGAAAATCAACCTGTTGAAAAGATTGTAGATGAGACTGGATTTACTGACAAATTAAAGTTTATCTATGCTGGTAGACCATTAACATTAGAGGTATTGCCTGACGCACCCGAAGGCTCAATTTATGCCTTTAATGCTGACAATATTCTGCTTTATGAAAGTAAGCCTCTTGGTTGGGATACCACAGAAGGTAATCCTAAATTAGCAAGAAGTTCAACAACTGATGTATTTGAAGGTAGAATTAGTTGGTATTTCAACACAGCAGGATATAAACCTAAAACCACAGGTGTTATGTCAGATATTAAAAGAAACTCTATAACATAACACAATAAAGAGATTATGGGGGACTTAATTGTCCCCCTAATCTATAAGGAGTAGATATGAGGAAATATGACAATATGATTAAAAGGTTCGGCGGTAAGACAATTAATGAGATATTTGATATTTATAGAAGTCAAATCAAAAATTGGGATAACACAACATTAAGACAAGCAATTGACACTATTGAATATTTAATAGTTAAAGGTGAAGTTAAGGGGTTAGATAGTGAGGATTTATCAGCCGAGAATGATAAATTGAAAAAGGAAATTGCTGGATTAAAAATGAAAATTGGTAGATTAGAAAAGAAAACTAAAAATGAAAAGACACCTAAAACTAAATAACAAATTGACTGCGTTAGTCCAAAAACATAGCAACAAAGATTATGCAGTCTATTTTGATAATGAATTTAAAAATTTTGTAGTGAAAAGAAAGAATAAAATATTTTATGAAATTGAAACAGGTAAACCATTTTCAATTACACAATTCAAGAAAAATTTATGGAAGATAAAAAATCAAGATGCAAGACGGACTATTCGTGAAATTGAAGCAGAAAAAGCATATAAACAAGCAAAACATAAAGAAAAAGTTAGAGATATTGCAAGAGAAATAGCAACTGATGTTTATCATATAGCAGGTAAAAAGAGGGTTAGTGTCAACCTATAATGAGAGGTAATTATGACAGGACAAGAAGCAATTGATTATGTTAGATTTTTAGTGCAGGAAGCAGCAGCACACGAGTTTAGTGATGAAAATATTATCCGTGCGTTAAACTCATCACTATACAAATATGCAAGTTCTGCAATAATTATGGCAGCAGAGATGTATTATTCATCAACTACAATAACTTTATCATCAGGAACAAGGACAGCAAGTTTGCCTTCCGACTGCAACGGACACATAGACTTTATGGAATATGATAGTGTAATAATTACACACAAATTATTATCTCAACAAGAGACACCTGCAAATGGTAATCCTAATTTCTTTGATATAAAAGGCAATACAATTTATTTTGACAAGAAACCAACGAGCGATATTAGCATAACAATTTATTATTATCAATTGCCGACTGAAATAACATCATCTAATCTAACAGACGAAATTGACTTCCCGACAGCACATCATTATTTGCTATGTTTTGAGGCAGCAATCTTGTTAGGTATTAGAGACAAGATGGATGTTTCAGATTTAAGACAAGAAAGAGATAGATTGTTTGCTAATTTCAAAGATTTAATGGGTTGGCGAATACACTCTGAAAGTAATCAAGGTGTAGATTATTACGGCAAACAATTTGGAGGTTATAGAAATGAATAGAAGACCAATAAAATTTAGTAAACCATCAACGAGTTTTGGTGGAACAAGGGGTGCACCAACAGGTAATTATCCCCGACCAACCGTAAACTCAACCACAGGTGGCGACGCAACAACATTAAGGGATGTTCCTATAAAGAAATGGGATAGTTCTGATACAAGATATAATCAAAACAGGAATACAAGAAGTGGGACAGGAATAAAAAACACAGGCACAATTAGACGCAGACAAGACCCTGTGCCATTTCAAAGTCAAAGACAAAGAGAGTGGGCTTTTAGAAATCAATTAAAAGGGGACTTCCCGAGTATGGATTTGACAAGAGGCAATGCTGATAAAAGATTTGGATTTGGTAGGAGCGTGCAACCAGTAAATCCTGAAATAACACCTGCAAATCCTAACAATCCTATATGGAGACGCAGAATAGGATATGGAACACAAAATCCTATAAATCAAAATAGTAATGATGGTTACGGTAATAGATATGGTTATAGCGAACAAGGCGGAGTTCAACGCTATTTACCTAATAACACTCATCCTGCCTTGCAAGGTAGTGTTAATCCGCAACCACCTCAACAACAGAACAATATGTCAAACAATTCTATGCTACAAATGTTAATGTTAGCCTCAATGTTAGGTGGTGGTGGAATGGGATATGCACCACAATCACAACCATTGCCAGTAGGATATGGAACAGCACAACCACCTATGATGTTAGGCGGAGTGGGACAACAAATACCATTTAATCAAGCAAATAGTTCAGGAGTTCTTAATTCATTCTTCCCTTCAATGCAATTATTAAATAGAGGTTATTAATGGCTGAATGGAACGGCAAACACACATTTGATATGACTATTACCGACTTTTCAGGCGGTATATACACAGATAAATCATTAAAGAAAACTAATGAATTGTTAGAAGCATATAATGCCGTTCTTAATGCTGATAT